CTACTATTACACCTTAATTAAATAGGGTCATTGTTTAGTAATAAACAAAAGCAAATTGTGTGAATTCAGGGAAACCCCTAACGTAAAGACGAGGGCAATCCTGAGCGAAGCCTCATTTGAGGAACGTGCAACGACTATTCCGCAAGGAAGTACACTTTAAGCAAAGTGGAAGGACACAACCCCACAACAGTGGGAGAAAATATAGTCTCATCTTATAGGATAACTATAAGCAGTCATTCGATGACGAATTGGTTTTTGCGAAACCAGTTGAAGATAATGTAGATGGTTACAAGAATAATGTTGTAACAGCCGATCTCTCTGATTCAATAGAGATTGGAGCAGGCGTAACACCAAATGTAATGACTGATGGACAGTATGGTTGGATTCAAATTAAGGGTGCAGCCACATTGACTATTGCTCTTACAGCAGGTGCGGATGGTGACCCATTAACACCAACTGGAAGTGCCGATGGTACTCTGGATGTTGTAGCGGCTGACACTAGTCATGTGTGTGCCATAGCCTGTGACATCAGTGATAAGGAAATCATCTGTGATTTTCCATTCTAAAACAATTTATAGGGGGGCAAGGCAACTTGCCTCTCTTACTAATTTAAGAGGGAGTTTATGAAAGTATTATTTTATAAAAAGATGTTTAATGGTCAGATGCGTGATTTTGTCCGCATACCGATTACAGAATCCAGAGATGTTTTTGAAAGTCCAGTAAGACCGCAGGATATACAAAGATTTCCTAAAGAATGGGCTGTTTATAAAGAAAAAGAAAAGAAGCCTGTATCTGGTACAGAGTTAGTTAAATTACCAGGCATTTCTGAGGACAAGCGAGTTGAACTTGAAGTCAAAGAAATTGAAACAATAGAAGATTTGGCAAAAGCCAAAGTAACAGATTTAGAGGCTATGGGCGATGTTTATATCCAATTACAGGAAATAGCTAAGTTGCACATTAAAGCCAATCCAACGAAACCAAAATTAAAAGTTGTTGAAGAGAAAGAAACAAAATGACCCTTTTAACGATATGCCAAAATGTTGCTGACTTTACAGGTTTTGAAAGACCAGTAACAGTAATTGACAATACCGATCCGATTGCAAGGCAATTACTCGCTTTAGCAAAGAGAGAAGGTACGCAACTGATGAAAACAACGGCTTGGCCTATCTTATTAAAAGAACATACTTTCAGCACTTCAAGCGGTACGGCTGCTTATTCCCTTCCTGCCGACTTTGACAGATTGGTCAATGAGACAGCTTACAACAGATCAGATAACGATATATTTACAGGGCCAATGACACCTGCACAGTATCAGTTGCAAAATCATGGAACTGCATCATCTGGAACAACAGAAAAGTTTAGATTAAAAGCAGCATCTAATGCATTAAAGTTTGAAATAGACCCTACACCATCGTCAACACAGACTGTGGGATTTGAGTATGTATCATCCTATTATAGCCAGTCATCTGGTGGTACTGGACAAGCTGCTTGGGCAGCAGATACTGACACAGGAATACTACCAGAATATCTTGTAGAAATGGGCATTACTTGGCGTTTTAAGCACGCTCATGGTTTAGCTTATGACCAAGATTACAGAGAATATCAATTAGAGGTTAGACAGGCTGTAGCCTCTCAGGGTTCAGCACCATTACTGAGCATGGATGATGCTAGAAGGCTCGTTGTTTCACCTTACAGCTACAATTTAAATGATGGCAATTATGGAGTGAGCAGTTAATGCTTCAGCCTTTAAAATCGGCAAGTCAATATAAGGTCAAATCAGCTTCCATACCTGCCCCTTTTGGTGGTTTAAATAGTCGTGATTCAGTAGACTTTATGAAACCAACTGATGCTATTGTCATGAGCAATTTTTTTCCTACTGTGGAAAAGGTGACATTGCGAGAAGGTTATACATCGTTTTGTACTGGTATCGGTTCAGGAGATGTTGAAACAGTTGTTGAACATAATGCAGGCAGTAACAGACAACTTCTGGCTATTGGCTCTAATGGCACATTGTATCAGATCAATACTGGTTCTGCTGTCAGTAGAAAGACAGGTTTATCTAATGGCAGATCACAGACGGCTGCATTTAACGGCAGAACATTATTTGCCAATGGTGCAGAGCAGTTTAGTTGGGATGGAAGCAGTGCGGCAGACATATCGCTGACATTATCGGATAGTTCGGCACAAGGTACATTAAAGGGTGTTCACGCTCATAAGAACAGAGTTTATTGGTGGCGTGGAACAGATCAATCGTTCTATTATTCAGCATCTGTCGATACCTTTTCTGGAAACGTCACTTTATTTAATTTAGGTGTTGTAGCGGACAAGGGCGGTAACATTGTTTCAATGGCTACAATCACAATAGATGGTGGTGAAGGCTTAGATGATTTACTGGCAATCATATTATCGAGTGGTCAAGTATTAGTTTACTCTGGTTCTAATCCTGGCAGTGGGTTTAGTCTAATAGGTACGTTTAGAATTGCAGAGCCAGTTAATGAGGCAAGATGCGTTGCAAAGTTTGGCGGTGATGTCGCAGTATCCACTAAAGAGGGTTATATTGCTTTATCGCAGGTAATGAAAAATGACGTTATCGGTACTAGGGCAGCAGCGTTATCTGAAAAGATCAGAGGAACAGTGATTGCACAGGTTGCCTCAACAGGATCAACAACAGGTTGGCAGACATTTGTTTCACCAGATGGCACAAAGATATATTTTAATTATCCAACAGGTGATGGTACTGATCCATATAATCAGCATGTCTTTAACCCTATTATTAATGCCTGGTGCGTTTTTGAGGCGATACCTGCAAGGGTCTGGGGAAGCTATAATGGTGATACCTATTTTGGCGGTGCATCTGGTGTAGTTTATAAAATGGGAGGTACGGCTGATGTCGATGCTGCTATTACTGGTGATGTTGCTACTGCTTATAACTATTTCGGTGACCGGGCATCACTAAAACGCTTTTCATCTGTCGCACCAATGTTGGAGGCAAGTACCACAGTTAGTTTTGATTTTGGTATTGCAGTCGATCAAGAACCTGTATCGGCACTAAATTTAAGTACAACAAGTTTTGCATCTGAGTTGGCAACTTGGGATACAGCTACATGGGATGAATTCCATTGGTCTGACCAAGCAGGTGCAGGCATAACACAAAGAAGAAAATCAACTAGCCGTCTTGGAAGAAGTGCAGCAGTGCGTATCAAGGTGGCAACCAGTACACAATCAGTCAGTTTTATTTCTGCTAATTTTACTTACTTACCAGGAGGCCCATTCTAATGGCATACAGTTCAGGAACATTTTCAAGATTATATGATTGGACAACCGACAGAGATGCAGGTGTAAAAATTCGTGCGGATCGAATGGATGCAGAATTTGATGGCATAGCTACAGGATTAACAACAGCCATTTTAAAAGATGGTACGCAGACAACAACTGCCACAGTACCTTTTGCTTATGGCATTTCCATTGTTGATAACAAAGCGGTAACACTAGGCACTAATTCTGATTACACAATTCAGTATGATGAAACCACCAGAGATTCATTGATGCTGACTTCTAATGTTGAAGGTGCTGTTTTTTCAATGGTATTAGCAGCCGATCAAGGCGATGATGCAGGGGATGAGTGGAAAATAGGAATTGCTGATGGCGGTGTTTTAACGCTAGGCAATGATATTAATTCCGCACATACTTATGTAGCACAATTAACCCTTACTCCAAACTCCACAGTAGCCAGTTCCACAACAGCCGTTGCAGGTAATTTAACTGTAGGTGGTTCACTTACATTAGGCTCTGGAGCAGTATTATCAGAAGCTGAATTGGAGATGCTTGATGGTATTACAGCAGGTACAGTTGCCGCTAGTAAAGCAGTGGTTGTAGATGCAAATTTGGATGCCGCATCATTTAGAAATATTACCCTTACTGGCGAATTAGATGCAGGCTCTTTAGATGTATCAGGTGATGCAGATATTGACGGCACACTGGAAGCTGATGCAATAACAGTCGGT